TGGTGTGTATGAATATTCTTCAGCGCTAAGCAACATACCTTTGGCTAACCAAGGGTTCATATTGTCACTTACATCTGTCATTAGGTATCGAGTGCCCTCATAATCTGACCACTCACTTACAAGAACCCATCCTGTGCAGATTTGGCTCTCTGAATCTTCTAGTTCTTCGGCAAGAAATCTCATTGCCCTATCGATTGCTTCGTTAAACTTGCTCACTTGTGCTGCACTTCTTGATAGAAGGGAGGCGCTGAATAAGCGCTGACCTTAGATGCTATCTCCATAGCCAACTCTGGTTCTGCTCCTGCATAAAGTGCGCCCAATGCGTAAGGTCCACCTGAACCAATCGCATAAAAATTATCGTCAGACTTCATTACTGATAAGTCTTCGTCGATATCGAATATCTCACCACCGACTGAGATAAGGAACTGGAATCGCATTCCGTCTTTCTTATCTTCTTCAAAGTTGTAGCCATTGTCAGTTAAGCATTTGCGAAGTGATGGCATTACCTTGGTAATCATATAGCGATAGACATCTTTCTTGTCTTTCGCTGTAAACTGTGGTGGGTTCCAGATATTCTGGGCTATATCGCACGGAGCAACTTCTCCTGCTCCAGCGATTAACAACGCACCGCGTTGAGAAATCTTCTTCATTGCCTTATGTGCATAGATGCGACCTACATCATCTGTCACACGAGAGTCAGCAACAAGAACGCTGCGGTCTGAATATTCAATGCCGATAATTGTTGTCACTGTCCCCTCCTAGATTATCGTCGTCGAATAGTTCTTACGCTTGCGTTTGCTTCTCCTGCGCCTGTAAGGCTTGATAAAAGACTAAGAATGTCTGGTGCTCCTGGCGCTGGTGCTACTTCTGGTCCTGGTGCCATAGGAAGAGCGCCTTCTGCTGGTGCGCCTAAGGGAGCAGGGGACGGTTGCTCAACCATTTCAGATGGCATACCAGCAGAAGGAACCTGCTCTGCAGGTGCGAATGATTCTTCAATCGCATCCTCAAGTGCTACACCTTTCGAGTATATGCAGTCAAGGAACCAAGCAACGCTTGGCGCATATTCTCAACTTCAATCTTCTCAAGTTCTTGTGTGACGTTTACAGTGAATGGAAGTTCACGCATTGCAAGGTCTTTGGAGATAAGTCCTCCACCAAGAGCCTGAAGCATAAAGATTAGACCCTGTGCTGGGTTGAGACCAGCGAGCATTCCGTAACGGACATCAGCGCTGTAGTCGCCTTTGATATCTTTACGTGGGCTATATGTAATTTCGTAAGGTGAACCAGAGTCAACGCCACGAATTGTCTTGACTTCTGGGAAAATCTTCTCGTCTACCTCAAAGCAAATCTGAATGACGTCACGAAGTGCGCTAGCAAAGATTGCTTGAGCGGACTTAACCTGTGTATCAAATGCGCCCATAAGCGCCTGTACACCTTGTCCTGTGACGATTGATGCGTCAATGTTTCCTGTACGTCCCTCAGGATAACGTGCACCGACACGCATTTCTTGATTGAGCAG